TACCAGCAAAAGTTCCTAATGAACCTGCTCCTGTACTAAACGTAGGTGCAGTAGATGCAGTTAATATTGCATTTGTACTTCTTGCAGCTCTACCATTTTCTAATTCTATTCTAACATAATAAGATCCTGATGCTAAAGTAACATTGACTGCAAGTGTTGTAGCATTTGTTAAACTAACTGTATTAGAAGATGTAATAGCACCTGTGTCTGATTTAATAAATTGTACTATTGGTATTCCACTAAAATTTGTTCCTGTAATATTTATAGCTGTAGCTGTAGCTGGAGCAATTGTTTGAGATACATCTGCTACTGTTGGTAATGTAGGTTGAGGCACTTCTGCAAAAGATAAGTTACCTGAACCATCTGTTTTTAAATAATAACCATTAGTAATACTTGATGGTAAAGTTAATGTATAAGATTGTGCAGCACTATGTGGTGGTGATTTAATTTTAACACCATGTGTATTTGCATGACAGTTTAATTGTATTTGACCAGCATTAGAACTGCCATCACCATTAACAGTTAATCCATTATAATTTGTTGTAACAGTTGCACCAGTTAATGTTTTAGATGCCATTGTAGTTGGTAATCTTGCGTCTGCTAATGTGCCTGATGTTATGGATGAAGCTGCGATTGCTGCAACATTAAATGTACCAAATCCAACAATGTCTATGATGTCGTTTGCTGTAGCACCTGAAGCTAATACAACAGATGTACCTGAAGTAACAGTTACGTCTGTACCATTAACTAATTTTACACCATTTAAATAAACATCTATAAATCCTGCATCATAAGCTAATGTATTTCCATTATCGTCTGATCCAGTAAATGTTGTTTGTGCAGCAGAAGCTGTATATTTAAATCTAGCAGATGTTCCATTTACTGAAGATCCAGCATTTTGCCATCCTGATGAACCATATACTTTTAATGTATCTGTAGTAGTGTCAAAATAAAGATCGCCCGAATTTAGTGAACTTACAGGAGCAGATGATGATATTCTATATACTTCAGCAAAGTTATTTACTGAACTTAAATTTGTTGCAACTGTAGTAACATTAGCTGAGTTAGCTGCTAATGAACTTAATCCACTAATTGCAGCAAGTGTATTCATATCAGATACAACATCTGCTGTACCTAACGTGTTCATATCTGATACTGCATCAGCAGTTCCTAGTCTGCCAATCTCAGTAGCTTTACTTGCTACTGTTGTAACTTCTGTAGCTTTTGGTACTAATCTATGAAATGTATAAGTGTTTAATGTAGTAGTTGTTTCTACTAAAATTCCAAAACCTGATGTTAAAGAAGCACTAGCTCCACAACCATTTATTGTTACTGTAGAATTTCCTACAGTTCCATTGGATATAGATACAACACCTGAACCATTTGCTGTATGTGTACTACCTAAAGTAGCTACACTAACAATAGTTCCTGCTCCATTATTAACGTCAGGATTAGCATTAGGAAAACTTGTTTCATTTGCTATTGGAACAAATCCTCCAACATCATCTACTAAATCTATAACTCTTGCATCAATAGCAGCTGTTGTTGCTACTTTTGTATCTCCAGCTGACCATGAATCACCTGATGCAATTGTTTCACTTGAATCTTGTCTAAAGTATCTAGCATCTGAACCAGCTGTTGTTAATATTGTAACTTCATCAGGAGTGTGGGCAGCATGTTCAGAAGATGTTACTAAAACTGCATCTGCTATTTTACCAGCAGTAACTGCATCATCAGCTATTTTAGCTGAAGTAATTTGTGAGTCTGCAATATGTGCAGTATCAATAGATGCATCTGTATAATGTTCGCTATTAATAGCATCATCTGCAATTTTAGCTCCTGTAACTGCATCGGCAGCTATCTTGCCTGAAGTAACTGCTGAAGCATTTATTTTAGCAGCTTCTACTGCATTAGTTGCTAGTTTAGCAGCAGTAATATTTGCATCTGTAACTTTTGCTGTTGTAACTGAATCAGTTTTTAAATTAGAAGAACCAATACTATCTGTTGGTAATGAATTATTTGTTTGAGTTAATATAGCTAAATAAATAACTAATGTTTCACTTGATAAAGAACCTGAGTCCCATGTTACGTTAACTGTTGTATTTGATGAAAATGATGTACTAGATATTGTTCCATAAATTGTTCCAGTAGAAGAACCTACTGCTTTAACTCTACGTCCTGCATGATAATGTGCAGTTACGTTTGCACCATTAACTGTAAATGATGTGCCACTTACATAAGCAAATGTATGTGCGCCATCACCATCACCATAGATAACCCATTGAGCATCATTGTACCACTCTCTCATATCAGCAGTAACAGCTCTAAATGCATTATTAATATTTGAAGGCAACATACCTTCTGCAATAGACACACCTCCTACGGATGTATTATTACCTGCTGTTGTGCTATAATCTTTTATACCTGCCATCTATTCTCCTATAAACCAAGCATATGCTTTGTTATTTTCAGTATTCTTTTCATTAATTAATGTGTTAATTGCTTCTTCAATTTGTCTTTGGAAAAATTCTTGTGTTTCAAAACTATATCTTACGTTATCAATATCTGTCTTATCTGTCATCTTAATCCTGCTTTAACAGCAGTAATATCAATCCCTTGTCCATGATTGAATAATTTACCACTTGGTACTTTAACATTTGCTCTAAAATATCTTCCTGATTGTCTAACAGGATTAATACCATTAGAGGTCATAATTGCTGATGTAGATTCAGTTTCAGTATCTGCTAATCTATTTCTAGTCTTAACTGTTACTGTTGCTTCAGCATCAACAATTGGTCTTACTCCTGTAATAGATGCTCTATGTCCAGGAAATATTTCTATTTCAGAAGTCTCTATCTCAGATTCATTAGCAGTTCCACTAAAAATTGCAGCTTTGTAAGAGTTATTTATAGCTCCTAAAAACTTCTGTCCACCTGACCAAAAGTCAGTATCTAAAGCAATATTAATAGCATCTAGGTTAGTAGATATAATATCCATTAACTCAGTAGTATAAGCACCTACAAATTGACTAAATATAAAACTAGCATTAGTTTCAGCTAATGACCATTTTTTAGTAGCATAGTTGTAGATAATAAGCTTATCACAAATACCTGTTGTATTATTAGTATTAGAAGCTGAAGGATAAAGCCACATAACTAATTGGTTAAATGGATCTACAGCTGCACATATTCTATCAGCAAATGCTTTGTTAAGATCTAGGTCAAAAAATCTATTAACTTTTTCAGCACCTATTGAAATAAGGTTATCACCTGCTATTTCATAAAATCCATCATCAGCATAAAAGAAAACTCGTCTATTATCTTGTGCTACAGTCTTGCCATAAACAGCTCCTCTATTAGGAGATATTACTGATAGTCTAAATACAGTTGCTCCACCAACATAATCCATACGAATAATTTGGTTTTGTCTAAATACATAACCATACTCACCTGATGTTATAGCAACAATTTCACCACCTGATCCTGGAAGATCTTGTTGATCAGCTTGTTTAGTTCCTGATAACCAAGTAGTAATGTCATTAATTCCAGACCATTGGATTCTATTTTGATTTGTTGGTTGGTTTCCTGTTACTAAGAAATCTCTTATAACTCCTGAAACTCTAAATGTTGGAACAGTACCTGCTGTTTGTATTGCTGAAAGATTAGCAAAATTAGTTGATGTTCCCATTAAATAATATTGAGGTGCATCTACACCATTACTTGCAATAATGTAATTACCAAATTGTGTAAATGTCCAATAATCAGTATTAGTTCCTGTAAGAGATCCTTTTCTAGAAGTAAATGCTCCTGAAGCTAATTGATATATATCTGTATTCTTAGCAACAAAATTAAATACATTACCTGCATTATCTCTAAATGAACCACCACCTCTAGCATCAGCTCCAATATTATTAGAACTATAGCTTGTTAATGAAGGAAATCTTTTATAAGAGTTTAATGCATAATAAACATTAGTTGCTACGTTAGCTCCTTGTTTACCATGTTCAGGTTGATCAGGTAACCATTCACCAAAAGGTATCTGCATTATTTTCTCCTATAGAATGATAGATCTGTACTTACATCTGTTCTTTGAACAACAGGTGCAGAACCATATGAATCTTGTTTGTCGTTATTCTCACATCTCTCAAGAGCTGCTGAATACATACCTAGCCATTGTTGCGTTTGGTTAGGGTCGATCCCACCGATAAAATTACTGGCATGATATAACGACCCATATAAATAGATAGATGGATGACTTGCCAAAATATAGTTAGAGGTATCGCTATCAGACAAAGCAGTAAAAGCTTTATAATATTGTAGCTTACCAGTATAACTCGTATCAGGTTGGGGTGCGAATCTAAAACTTTCAGTACCATTGTCTGACTCTATAGTATACGTTCTAGGCATACCTGAAGTCGAACCTCCTTTTATTTCAAATAAATTGCTTGGAGTTATATATTCCAAATGATATTTAGTACCACCTGATAATATATGAAATGATCTAGCACCAATAAAACCTGTTGGCACAGTAACTAATTCTGCGTTAATAGTTACATCATCATTCTGTTCCATTTGTCTTATACGTAACTTAGCATTAAAATCAGCTTCAGTTAGTTTTATAAAATCATCTTGTATCTCAGTTGTAAGATCTGATCTATTTAAGAAATTTGCTATTGATGATTTAAGTTCTGTATATGTTGATAATGCCATTACATTCTTCCTGATGCTGTTCTAAAGTAACGATACTCGCTACTATTTAGTTTTAACTTTAAAATTTTTGTTCTTTCTACTTTTGGTATTTGCCACCAATTATTAGTTCCATTATATTCTCTAGCCCATAGTTCTAAAACCATAGTTGGAATACTAGCTACACGTTTAATATCTTTTGTTTGAGAATAACCATCATTAAGATTATATAATCTTTTATTCTTTTGAAGAATAGGATTAACATCTTGTGATCTTTTTACTGTTACTTTTCCGTCAGGTTCTACAAAATATTTAGTTCCGTCAGATTCCTGGTCTCTTAATATAGACATTATTCACTTAATGTAGTTACGTAAACATTGGCAGAACCAATGGCAGCTAATTTTTCTCCAGGTGAAACTTTAAAATATTCATAACTTTTTGCTTCTAAAAATATTTTAGACGATGTTGCAGTTGGATTAACTCCAAATTCTACATGAACATCTGCATCAGATATTACTCTAACGTATTCTATGTTAGCTTCAAAAGCAGCAGTCTGTGAAGATGAACCACTTGAAGCAAGTTTTACAGTTGTAACTGGTCTCATTGCTATATGCATTTGTATTTCCTTTATTTGATTATTAGGGGAGATTGCTCTCCCCAATATTAATTTATTATCTTCTTACTACTAATGTAACAAGACATTTCTTAGCACCACTAGATGCACCATCTGTAATGATTTCAATAGTGCCATCTTCAAGTACATCGTTAGCTGCTGTAGGTGCAGACGAATCTACAGTTCCAGCTGCTGAACCTGAATGTGCAACAGTTATTGCAGATCCTGTCATAGCAGTTCCACCGATTTCAAAAGTTAATGCAGCATTCGCACTTGTTATTGCACCTTGTAAAGCAGTAATAATTTTTATTACTTTTCCACCATCAGGTACTGCAACAAATGTAGATGAAGCTGTACTAATATCTTCTATTTCGGCTTGTATAAAATAGTCGTTTAATGTTCTCATGTTTTCTCCTTTGTATGTTCCGTATTATTGACCTCTTAATACTTCATATTTGGGTTTGATACAAGGGGAGTAGTTTGAGGTTACTCCCCTATGTATTTATAGATTATGATGTTGTTAAGTCGAATACTCCACCTGAAGCACCTTCATTTCTAGAGATCAAAGTAAGTTCAGCTAATAGCTGTCTTTTTTCTGAATCGCCAGATTTAGAAAGTTCATGCATTGTGAAGTCTCTTAAGAACCCTACAGACCAATAGTCCATATCTAGAACTAAAGCATCTCTATCTCTAGAGAATCTGTTAGGTACTACTTCTAAATCACCAAAGTCAGAAGAATATACATCGATTGAAGTGTATAAAGTTTTATCTTCTGAAGCATCGAATCTAGTAGATCCACCAGTAAATCCTGAGATTTTCTGTTTGTTGAATGGGCCTACCATGATTACAGATGGGTTACCACCTGCATTCCAAGTACCTTTAATAACGTCTTTCAACATAGCTTCAGTTAAAGCTCTTTGAGTTCCGTCATTTCTAGCATCAGAAGCATCTGCTGCAGTTGGAGATGATCCGTCTGCTGCAAAGTTATCATTCGTTGCAATCCAAGCACCAATAGAACCGAAAGTTCTTGCAGTTGATGAATTACCAGCTGCTCTTACTTGGTTAGTTAATAAAGTAGACTCGATGTCTCTTTTTAACTCTTTAGATTTTTTAGCAATTTGGTATGCAAGTTCACTTGCTCTACCAGCTTTATCAACAGCTTCTTGTGTACCAGTAATTACTACAGTCTTATCCATGATCTGTGTGTAGTTACCAATTCTAGCTGTTGCAGATGATGCGTCTAGAGTAGCATCGTCACCTTCAATAACTTTATTGTTAGTAACTGCTGCTGCTAAACTATCTGTTTGCCATTCGTGAAAAGTGTTTTTTACCTGCTCTCTCGCAGCTGCACTCATGAAAGGAGTTTCAGTTGGAGAAATTGAGTAAATAACATCTTGTAGATCTTCTCTAATACCTACTGCATCGTATGTATCAAAGGTGTTTGTTGGTTGTGCCATGTTATTTTCCTATTTGTTTTTTGAGATTATTTCAAGAATAGCAGAATGAGCATCGTTCAGTTTACCTGACTTTCTCACTCTACCAATTTTTTGTTTAACAGTAGCACGTTTAGAATCCTCCATCTTAGGAGTTCCTGACTTAATTACTCTAGGAGCTGTAGTAACTTTTTTATTAGTTACTGGTGCTGCCTTTGAGGCTCTATATCCCATTGCATCTCTTAGAACCATAAGGAATCTATGATCTGCTAATGAACCAATTTCTTGTTCGTTAAATCCATATTCAGATAAAGATTGCTTCATCTGATTTTTGAAAGTAACTGCTTTGTTTGGATCACTATATTCAGGGATCTTAGTTGCTGCCAAAGTTCTTTGTTCTTCTATGTATTGATTATACTGCTGAGCTTTTAGTGCTTCACTTTGAGATCTTAATTTATTAAAAGATTCTCTTTGTTGACGCATTTCAAAATCTATCTTAGCAGCATTCGCAGGATCTTCGTCATACATCTTTTTGAGATCTGCATCGTTAGAAGGTTGACTGATATAGTTACTGGCCATGCCAATTAAATCATTCAATTCTTTTAGCTTACTGTCATACGTTTGACTAAGGCTCAGTCTTTGTTCATCAAGTGTTTTCTTATCTTGCGATAAAGCATGAGTCTTTTGTCTATAATCTGAGTCTCTTGAATAACCTGATTTCAATTCGTCCAAGCTGACCTCTAACTCTTGACCTTGTACTTTGACTCGGTGGAGTGAAGGTTCTTGTGCTTCTTGTTGTTCGGTTTGTTCTGTCTCAGTTATTTCAGAGCTTTCAGTTTCAGGTTTAGCTTCCTCAGTCTCGGATTGGCTAACTTCTTCAACAACATCAGGTTTAGTTTCTTCAACTGGTTTTTCCTGTGTTTGCTCTTGTGGTTCTGTCTGTTTTTTCTCAGGTTCTGATTGTCCTTCTTGAGGATTCAGTAATCCTGTTATTTTATCAGCAGCACCTTTTATAGTTTTATCTACTTGCATAGATTCTCCTTTTAGGTTGATCGCTTCCTGGATTGGATTAGCGAAATAGACTTCTAATTACTTAGTTAAGTCTTGTAGTTGATCTAGCTCTTTGGAGGCTAGTTTTCCTTCATTCATCACAGACTCAAGATGTCCTTTGATTTTGTCGACCATATTATAGGCCATCCAAAGAACTTGTCTTTGATCGTGATCTTTATAAGACGTGTTAAATATTTCCTCTTTGTATCGAGTTTTTAAATAACTAATCGCCTCTTTCATCAGGGGTTCGTCCAGTATTAACTGGGCCTTTGTTCCCTGCGAAATCTGTTTTGTTAGATCCTTTGTCATTAAAAAATGTTTTTTGACCTTTCATTATTTCTTTAAATAAATCACCTGATTGTTTAACTTGTTGTGTTTCTACCATAGATCGGTTCTTCATTTCAAGCTCATTTATTTTAGTACCATATTTAAGTTCCATCTCTTTAACTTTTAGTTCAAAATCAAGCATACTTTGTCTTAATTCAGCTTCTAGTTTTTTCATAGATACTTCAGCATCTAGAGATTTTCTTTGGTTTTCACCTTGTACTTGAGCTAATGATACCTTCTCAAACTCTGTTGGTGGTTTAGGAGGAAGTGGTGGCATTTGTGCTGCACCTACTTCAGGATCCATAAAGAAAGGTTCTACACTTCCAAGACCTGCATTCTCTACAAGTTTTTGTAATGTAGAATATATATTTTTAAGATTAACTACTGGGCCATATACATTCTGTTGTAATTGTATTGCTTGTAGTTGTCTTTGTAAAATACCATTAAGAAGGATAAGTTGTTGTTCTTTAGAACCTGTACCTAATCCTACTTTAACAGATAAGTTAACTCTGTTTCTCCATTCGTATGGAGTCATAGGTATAAACTCACCTCTAATTCTAACTAATTTTTCTTTTTGCTGATACTTGCAAAGTAATTCAAATATCTTAATTCCTAAATCTTTAACACCAGTTTCTGCAAAAGTTCTAGCAATCAATTCCATTCTCATTTGAGATTGAGTTAAAACTTGATTCATGCCAGTTGCAGTATCTGTATTAAGTGCATCTGATTGTAAACCTTGTGAAGATTTTGTAACACCTGATCTTGCTTCTCTTACTGAGTCTAAATAGTTTAATAGTCCTGAAGCTTGTTCTGTAATAGGTTGAGCTGTCATGACTTGCATAACATTTTGTGGTGGTTGTTTAGTTCTTACAATACCACCTGGACGATTTGTTAAAAGATCATCCATAGCTACTTGACCATCTTGAATAGCAATTCTGTTATTATTAGTTAGATACATATTATCTAACATCTGTCTCATAACAGTAGATTTAATTAATTGTATATCTTCAATAAGTTCAGAAACAGATCTACCATAAAATCTGTGAGGCATAATAATTGGAGTCATTGAAACAAAAGGAATTGAATCAATCTCCATCATATCTAATATTTTATAAGATCCATTACCTGCTAAACAGACTTTCATTAATTCTGATTTACCATCACCATTAACATCTAATCTTACATAACACTCATGTACTAATATTTCATCAGAAGAACTATCACCTCTATCTTGTGGTGCAGAGAAATCTGTATCTTGGTATCTTACTTGTCTATCTTCTAAATAATATTCTGAATCACCAGTAGGTAGATCATAAACCATATCTTTATCATAACCCATTTCTACTAATTGAGTTCTAGTCATACTTACTCTATGACAAACAAAGTTAGCAGACTCGATAGACTTAGCTCTACGTTCTATTAAAAATTCTTCAGGTGGAATAGGATCAATTTTAACTTGTCCATATTTTTGTGTCTTATGAATAACGACATCATGAAATGTTACTGTATCAATAACCTTATCATTATTATCTTTAAATTCTTCATCGTATTCTTGATGTTCTGATTCTGTAACTTCATCATCTGCAAGTAACAAATTGTATTCATCATCTGTTAATTTTTTATATTCTTCTCTTGTAGTTTTTTCAGAGTCATCCCAATAAACTTTTAAGATACCATTCTTCTGTACTAAGGCATCTTTGAATGCTGTATACAATGCAGAAAAACCCCTGTTCTCTTTATAGAAAACATGGTTAATATAATCACTAGCTTGTTTAGCTACCTTCTCATCTTCAGGCCCAGCAGGTTCACAATGAAATACATTGTCTCCAGCTGTAAAAATTTTCATTAAAGAAGGCATTAAAGATTCAATCGTATCAGATACATCTGTACTAACGACTTGAGATCTTCCTTCTTGTTCATTACCAAAAGGTTTACCTAAATAATATTCTAAAGACTTACGTCTACGAGATACTATCTCACCACCAATGTAACCTGATGATGCTCTTAGTTCTCTATTTAATATTGCTACAATTTCATTTTCTGTCATACTATATATTTATAATCCACATTTATTGGTCTTTGCCAGTCTGATGTATCAATAGGATCATGTACGCATCCATATCTAAACGCATCTGCTGCGTGTGAACACCAATCGTGCAAAGGTTTATTCTTAAAAACTTGGTTCTTCTCATCCCATTGTTTACGATATTGACGTAATGCATCTAAACCTAATTTACATTTTTCTCTATCAAACCAACAATGTGGTAAAGCATTTCTAACAGATTCTATACCATGATCAACCTCTAATTTAGGAGCAACTTCAAAGTCTATTCCTAAATCGTTAGCAACTTCTAATCTAGATTTTCCTGTTCCCAATTCTCTAGCTTGTATATCATGAGGTGCTATATGTCTTTCGTAGTTATAGTTCTTATCTTCTAAGACTTCTGCATAGTGAGCTAAAGACTCACCTGAGTTCTCATAATAATCTATAAGGTGTATTTCTTCACCTACTCTTTGTG